AGTTCAAAATTGACACCTGCGAGAGTTTTTCGTCTTTTAGCCATATTTTATACTTTTCTTCTGGTATCTTTGAGTTTCGTTTCCGAATACTCATACAGCATCCAAGGCAAGCCTTGTACATGCAAAATCCCTGCCCAAGTATAACCTACCTCAGGAGGGCGTGGCACGGTAAAAGGAGCGTTAAACCCTTTTACTCTAATTAGTGTAGCAGAATCTTTCAACTCTACTTTACTAATTTTTAAATATTTTAAAGGTAACATAGTAGTCTTTTCGTAAATAAAAGGTCTACCACTGTTATCTATAAAATACTTTGTTCTTTGCTTTAACAAACCGTTTGGGTACTCAACCATATGCTTTAACATATGCAAGTTCCTGTGGGGAGTTTGCATTCTACGAGCACCTAAAGTTTTTCCGGACTGGTTTCTATCGTCTAGTACTTTGTTGTCAAGAAACAAGAGTCCATCATACTCTTCCCAGTTCTCCGAGTCTAACAGGAAAACTGGGAAGGTAATCTTAGGTATACTTCTAAATCCTATCACCATACATCTTCTCGAACTTACCGCCGGAATAGTCTTCATGGACAATCTCAAAGTCGCAACCAACAGGGGCGCCTGGTATAGAGATACCTCTGTCCATTTGTATAAATGCGGCTAGTTTTTCCATGTACTCTTCTATCTCTTCTTCCGGTACTTCTGCTAGGATAGAGTCATGAACAAGAGCAAAGATTCTTGCTTTCTTGTTGTTCGCTTTTATCCAAGCATTCATATCAATTGCTCCTAGTAGGTTAATATCAGAAGCAGCAGACTGCACCAAAAAGTTAAGACCAGACCTAACGCTATGGCTCTGGATGCCTTTGTCTGTCGATGCGACATTTGGTAATCTCCTCTTTCTACCGAAGTAGCTGTAAATAAACCCGTTCTGTTGGATGTATTTTTGGTTATCTTCAATCCACTCTTTTAGCTTGTGGAACTCTTTAAAGTAGTCATCGATAACCTCTTGTGCTTCTTGTCGGCTAAAAGGTTTGCCACTATCTTTTGATACTTGTTCACTGATCTTATTTGCACCTGCACCATACATGATACCAAAGGTTACGGCTTTTGCTGCCTGCCTTTGCATGCTGTATAGTTCTGCTACTTCGCCTACCTCACAAGGTAGCTTAAATACTTTGTGTGCAATTGCAGAGTGAAAGTTGCCTCCAGAACGGAACACGTCCATAAGTGCTTTGTCTTTTGCAAGAACAGCGGCAACATATACTTCGGCAGTTGTCAAATCCATTGCAACAATTTTGTTGCCAGGAGCTGCTTTAATACAGCCTTTTACAATAGGATTGTCCCTAGGCAGTTGTTGCATATTGAGTTTGCCAGAAGAACTAAGCCTGCCACTAGTAGTACCATGGAGGTTAAAACCTGTACGTAATCTGCTATCACGATCCAACTGCGGTAAGATCTTGTCCAGATAAGTATTTTTAATCTTGGACTTTTGTCTGATTTCAAGAATGAGTCCTGGGATGTGCGATTGTTCTGCAAGCTCTCCAAGAACCTCCGCGTCTGTGCTATGCGCACCAGTGCCAGTCTTTTTACCAGTTGGATTGAGGCCAACGAAGTCAAACAACAGACTACGAAGTTGAACAGTAGAATTAGGATTAAAGTCTTTTCCATTTAGCTCTTCAAATTTACGAATGGCAGGTTCTTTGTACATCTCTGCTACAGCTTCATCTATCTGCTCCTGCATGAGAGACTGAGACTTCACTAGACGTAGCTTGTCAAAAGGCACACCATTGTCTTGAATGTCAGTCAAAAACCTACATCCGGGAATTAATATGTTATCGTATACCTTTGCAAGACGCTTGTTTTGCTTAATCTTTACGAATTTTTCGTAAATTAAGAACGTACAGGCCGCATCCATTCCAGCATAAAGTTTCATAATTTCAAAGGGGATATCGCCCCAGTTGAAATCGCCTTTAAGAATGCCATGCTGTTTGCGATAGTTGTCTATCCAATCGTACATAGGCTTCTCATAGTCTCCGTACTTTGTATACTTCATAGATAACTGCTTTAGACCATGAGTACCTGGGTTCTCATCAATCAAATAGTGCAGTAACATAGTATCTTCAAAGTTTGGAAAGTCAAAGTTGAAATGATACTCAAAGAATGCCATATCGAACTTTGCATTGTGAAAGATTACTGTCTTTTCGTTAAACAACTGCTGTAGTAATGCTTCTGTCTCTTCATCGAAACATTCAGTATCTATGTAAGCCCCACGATCAGCCTCATAGCTAAGACTGATGCCAAGCATATGGCCATCACGTGGATATAGTCCTGTTGTTTCCGAGTCAAGAGCAACATAAGGCAGAGGGGCAGAAATAGCAGCGCGTATAAAAGCATTGGCTTCCTCCGTATCTTGTATGCCCCAAGCGTTGTACTCTGTAATTACTGTGTCTTCTTTGCTTCCGGTAATGTACTCTAGTATACTTTGCTTAGAGTCGTCCCATGTGCGCTGTGCCTCTGGCTTAAACGCGAGCATGGCAGGGTTAATGATAGGCAAGAACTTTTCTTCTACTTTCTTGCCAGAGTATTCTGTTACCGAGTTAATCGGTGTGTAGTATTTGAGCGCATCACTACCGACAAGAATTATCCAATCGTATTCGTCTGGATTCATATCAATGTCGCAGTCTCGCTTCAGTACTTTCTTGATGCCTGGGTCTGAACACAGTTGGAACTGGTCAAACTCAAACTCATCATCAAATTCTTTCTTAAAATTTGTTCTACTTGGTTTAGTTTCTACTAATGCAACTTTAGGCATATATCTTACTCTTTAGTTTTTGTACAGTTTGTAGGGGCAAGGCTCCGGGATCTCTACCCGAAAGACTTACATTTCTTGAGGTCAAACCCACTCGTTCAACCATTTCTTTTACATCTTTTGCGGCATTCTGTCCCGCATCATCTCCATCGAAGAATACTACTATCTCTTCTACACCTTGTATAGAAAGCATACTAAGTTTATCTTCGTTAATATTCTTTGTACCAAAGCAGCAAACTGCATTGGTAAGACCCTTGTCGTGAAGGTTTATCATATCAAATATACCTTCTACTAGAATAACAGAACCTTGTATCGGCTCTACTACAGGGAACAACGGCATCTTCGCACCCGCAGGCGAGATCATATACTTAGGCGTTCCGCCTGTAGTATGACGACCGTTGAATGCTACGATACGCCCTGATATATCTCGTACTGGAAATACAATACGACCAATGTAATCAGGGTCATGGTGTTGAAACGCTTCAAATCTTTTATACGTCTCGGGTTTAATATCTCTCCAGTTACCTGCATAGTTGGAAAGATTCCGAGGAAAAGACAAACCGACACTTTCAGACCTTTTCTCTCTAATATTTTTTTTGAGTAATTCTCGTCTTACTTGTAAGTGGTTTGCCTTCTCCCCGAAATGGGTGAAAATGTTTCCCTTGAATCCACAAGAGAAACACTGAAATATTCCTGTAATGCGATCAATACGCATACTAGGGTTACGATCTGCATGATCAGGGCTAAGACAGCTAACTAAGCAGTCTCCGCCTTTAGGTATAAAATATACTTGTCTAGAAGTTAATAGTTCTTCTACTGTCACCGACCAATGTCCTTTATGTTACTTCGATTAATAACTTGATATGCACCCTTGTTATAGGCAGGTGCAATCGTAAAATTCTTAGACTCTTCTACTTTATAAGAAGTGTCTGGGGCAGGCTTATATACATCTTTTGCCTGCGCGGAAGGATAATAAGGAGTCTCTCTCCTGTATACTTTCTCTGTTTCTAGTTCTTCAAACTTTGGCGTGTATCGCTTTGCTTTGGGCAAAGGCTTACGCTTTCTACCAGACGTAGTATGTCGTAAACTACCGAATGTAAGTGCCATATGCTTTCTCTCCTTTAAAGTATCCGTATATTATACGCAAAAGAAGGTAAGATGTCAAGAAATATTTTTAAAGATCATTAATTTCTTCGCCGGTTTTGTGCGAAGAATCTTCTTTCTCTTTAGGAGTCATAGCAGATTCAGGGCCAATCTTTAGGCTATCCCAATCTACTGCTGAAGTGAACGACTTCATGGAAGCTGATCGCATCTTTACACAGTTTAGTGTAATACACGCATCTTCGTGATCCCAGGTTTCTAGTGTGTATGCAGCATCTGCCGCATCAAGAATACCTTTAGCGAATCGTGCTTCACCACTTGCGTCTGTTTGATAGGGTGAAAATACTGTACAATCATACTCTTGTGCCATAGACTTCAAAGCCTTACTTACTTCAATCTGTTCTGTCCAGTCATACTGCCCTCCACGAGAAGGGAGACTCGACCGCTTTACCTGATTAATATAATCTACAATAATGACACCAACACCCAGAGGTTTGACTTTTTTGTCAAGCTCGGCACGGATCTTGGAGAGAGTAAGTGCAGGATCATACACTACGTCCAGCTGCTGAGTCGGGAGAAGCTCATGCTGTGTCTTTAGTGATGTGTGCAACTTATTAAAGTCACGATGTGTATTATATTCCTTCAAACGGTCTTGCCCATCAACATAACGAGCTGCCCACCAGTTTGCTACTTTCTCCCACTCGGTAATACTCAGGTTCTGAGTACGTAGACGAGCAAAGGGAACTTCGGTAGCGATGGAACAGCATCTTTGTAGTATAGACCGGCTATCCATTTCAATAGTGAAATACATAGCCGACTTACCACTGGCGTACACTGCGTTCGCAATGTTTGCACAGATAACAGATTTACCAGCACCTCGGCGACCACCAACCATAACAAGATCTCGGGGGGAGAACTGTATTTCGTAATCATACTCTTCATTGAGTCCGAGTTTCATGTACTTAGCTAAATCTTCTTCTGGCTCGAACAGTTCAATACGTTGCATACTTTCCTGCGGATCTTCCAAATCAACCTTGTCTTCGACATCGAGTACGATTTGGTGAAGATGATTTACAGATTCCTGAGCATTCTCGAATGCAACAGAGTTCTCTACATAATCTTCTAGCGAGTCCAGAATTTCTTTTTGAGTGTATTCGTTCTTCAGATACTCGAGAAGCATATGAGGGTCTGCATCGACCTCGACTGCTTCAATAGCGTATAGCTTTTCACGAGTACCTGAGTCCCGAATCTCAAACTTTAAATCTTCAATCGTGGGCATTTTATGAAAATCTTCGCAGTGCTTATCAATAACCTTATACAGGCTATGATACTCACTGGGCAAATAATGCTTATGCGTAACACTCCAAGTCTGAAAGTCTTGGAGCGCGAGCACTTGCTTTATCAACGCACTTGCGATGTTCAAAAAAATTTCCCCCGAAATTAAAGATGAAGGCAGACCCCGTAGAGCCTGCCTTTAAAAACTAAGACAGATTAAGCAGATGCTTTCTCTTTCTTAGAAGCGCCGTCATAGTCAGCGGCTGAAAGGCCACGACGAGTTAGCATAGTCTTGACGCCACGAGCAGTTTTGCCAATCGCTTCAGCGATATCTTCAACACCCATGCTACCAATATCAGTTAGCTCAGCTAAAGGATCTTCTTTAGATGCGCCTTTGGTAGTCTCTTGACGAGGAATAGCGTCAATGTCTCCAGAACGAAGAAGGCTAAGAGCCTTACCACGTACAGAGTTTACAGAACGATCCAAGGCAGAAGCAATAGCTTCTACGAAAGCACCGTCTTGTACCATAGAAACGAAAGTCTCTTCTTCAGAAGGAGAGTACGTGCGTACAGCTTCAACTTTAGGAGCAGGCTTAACGTGTCCAGTAAGTTCCATAGACAAAATCTTGCCTTGGATTGACTTAGGTGAAAAAGCGCCATCTTCGAAATGACCTGCGATTTCAGCATAAGTGTACTCACCACTGTTGTCAGAGACAAAAGCAGAGAGGGTTGCTTCTTGAGCATCGGTAAACGCTCGAGTTGCGCTGGCAGAAGCCAGTTCTACTTCGTGACCCATCTTTCGCAGTTTGCTAGAGATAGAACGGGTAGAGGTTTCAAGCTGGTCTGCTGCTTCTGCAACAGTAGCTTGGGATACAGGTGATTCATCACCTACAAAATCAGTAAGAGCGGTTGTTCGCTCGTCAGTCCACTTAGGTAGTGCCATGTTATTTATTCTCCAATAAATTCTAAAAGGTTAGTTATGATTTGAACGCCAGAGTCTCTGGCTTTCTTTGTTTTAGCGGATTCTATACCGCTTTCGTTTACCAGAATTGTGACATCTTTTGTCAAACTTGTCTTGACCACATAACCAAGCTCTTGAAGTTTGTTATGAGCCTCGGCTTTAGTTTTGTAACTGGTAAGTTTACCACTAATACAAACCGTGCCGTGGGTTGTGGTTGGTTGTGTTATTGTTTCAAACTTAAAACTAAATGGTAGCAGCGATACCTGATAGAACTCTTCGTCTATCCACTTACATAAATTAGTGGCTGCTTTATCACCAAGTCCGGCCTGTCGGCACATTTCGTAGTCTATTTCTTCAATATCATTGCAGACTTTGGAAAGCTTTTCCGAGGCTGACTTGCCTATCAACGGTATGCTGAAGGCAGGTAATAATACATTTAGTGGTGCAGTTTGAGAACGTCTCAATTCATCTACTAACTTTACCGCGAGTACTTCAGATCCGATCTGGTCTGCAATTTCGTCACAAGTCAAAGAGTAAAGTTCCTCTAGGGAGACAATATCTAGCTTGGCTACTGTTGCAGGCCCGAGACCTTTGATCTTCAGAGTCTTAGCAAAGTGTTCGATGAGTTTGAGAACTTTTTCTCCGCATTGCGGATTTCTACAATACAGAAGATAATTGACTTCTTCTAACACCGAACTACAGCTAGGGCAGTTTGTTGGAGCTTCGATTTTAGTCATTTGTATTCCTCTGAAATTGAATAAGTATTATACGGAACTTTAAGGTTTCTGTCAAGAACTATTTTTCAACACGTCCAATGATCCTAGGAATTATCTCCCCCGACCTTATGACAGATACTCGACATCCTATCTCTAGGTTTAGGTCTCGTATGTACTCAATATTGTGCAGAGTAGCTCTTGATACAGTTGCGCCACCAATCTCAATAGGATCTAGGATCGCTACGGGACTGACAACACCACTTTTACCAAGCTGCCACACTACATCAATAAGAGTTGTCTCCACCCCCTCTGCCTGTTCTTTCAGAGCAAAGGCACCTCGGGGGTGTTTAGAAGTATGACCCAAGCGCTCAAATTCAACTGAGTCTTTCAACCTGTAGACCACGCCATCCGTTGGGTAACGTGAACAGTCAAAAGTTGTAACTTCTCTCAAACCCATCATTCTAAGAACAGTCATAGACCCTTCATAGTGA